ATTCGAGATTAATCTCGAATCTGCCTCGGGTCTTGGCCGCGCTCGACGGCTTGCCTCCAGGCTGTAGGGTTCTGGCCCGCGTCGTTTAGTGCTGCCGTGGCCGCCGCGAGGGAGGACTGCGTAAGGGACACGGCCCCTGAACTTCCCGTACTCCCCGTGTTCGCTGGCGTCTGGCCCCACGCCTGACCTGGAATGTTGTAGCCGAACTGGCTCGCGCTGGCGGCAACCGGCGAGGCAAGCCCCGTCCCGCTTGCCCCTTGCGTGTTCCCCAGCTTGAGGGCCAGGTCGATCAGTTGGTTCAAGTCGGGGTAGCTGTCGGTCCTCCGCTCCATGAACCCCAGCGTGTCGCCCGACTGGCCAGAGTGTACGCCCAGTCGCTGGGAAAGCAGCGAGTCCTCCAACTCCTGGTTCGCTCGCAGCCGCTCCCGGTCAACGCCCATCGCATTGGTCGTGGAGATGCTGCTCGTGCCCAGGCCCATGTCGACCAACCGCTGCTGTTCGGAGGCCGCACGGCCTCCGTAGACCCGGTCGATCTCGGCCCGCTGCGAGGTGCCCATCTGGTTGACCATGTCCATCGACTGGCCGTAGCGGTCCCGGTATCCGCCCAGGATGTCTTCGTACCGCTGTTCGTTCGTCTCCACGCCCTGGTTGTAGGCATCCTGGTATTGGTTCCAGAGTTGGTTGCCCACGGGGCCGAACCCGCTAGATCCTTGTGCCGCGGTGCCCGTCGAGGGTTCGGGGATCACGTTGCCGAACTGGTCGACCAACTGCCCCGAGGCGTTGCGTCCCATGGCTGCGTTGAGGTTGCCGCCGCCGGACATGTACTGGTCGCCCCAGGAGACCCCCGACGTGTTGCCCCCGTCGTAGCCGACAACCCGCGATGGGTCGGTGAAGTAGTTGTACTGGTCGGTGAAGCCGCTGCTCCCGCCGCCGGTCTGGGTCGGCTGCTGGAGCGTCTGCGTGGGGTCGATCTGCGCCGTCGGGTAGGTCCCCGCCGTGGAGCCCGGCTGGTAGATCGAGGGATCCTGCTGACCGTAGCCGCCGCCGTACGGCGTCATCATGTCCGGCGTCACGCCGTAGTTGTTCTGCGGCGTGGCCCCCGTGGGTACAGACTGCCGACCGCTGCCGAGATTCTTAATCTCATCCATCGTCAGTAAGTACCCGCCGTAGTTCATTACCTCTTCACCGCTGGAGGTGGTTTGTTGCTCCCAGAGCCCGATGTTCGCATGAGCCTTTGGATACCGGCTCATATCCTCGCCGAGAAACAGATCTTGTTGCGTTGCCGGTCGAAAGGCTGGCATGGCCGATCCTCCTGTTGGTTGCCCGGACGCCATCACCTTACTGCTGGTGCCGAGTCCGTAGTTACTGTAGTCACCCGCCTGTCGCCGCTCCCAAGATGTCGGGCCGGTCGCAAGCTGCTGGCTGGACGGCAGGGGGCCACTGCTGCCGGTGTGCGGACCGTAGACGTTGCTGCCTGTCGGCTGCGTGGCGTTCACGCCTGCACGAACCCCTGTTACCGGATCGAACCCCGCGCCCCCGCCGCCCGTCTGCTGGCCGCCCGTGCTTTGACCCAGGTAGCCTGGCACATACCCAGTGCCGGCCCTGGCCTGTTCGACGCGAGCCCACCAAGCGGCCATCTCGTCCGGCGTCTTGGCAGGCACACCACTCTTGAGTTGCTGCCGGGTTGGAAAAGTGCTAGGCATTGGCCACAACCCCCTTCTCTTCAAGTGCGAGGATGACCGCGTTCAGCGTGGTTCCGAGGGCGTCCAGCGCTGCGACGAGTTCCGGCAGCGCGTTCGCCACGAGATCCTCCCGCAGCGCGTCCGCGTCCGCCGGTGCATCCGCCGGATCGGTGATCGAGTGCGCTGTCGTCGCGTCTGCGATATGTGCCGCCTGCACCACGGGGGTCGCGCCGTGGAAGGCAAGTTTCTGCTCTGCCGCTGTGCCGATCTGCGATCCCGTCGTCGTGTCCAGTACAACATTGAAGGCTCCGATGGTTACCGTCCCGCCAATGTCCAGCGTGGTCACCGAGGCCGCCGCCGGCGTCGTACCCCCGATGATCGTCCCGTCGATGGCTCCCCCGTCGATGTTGACCGCATCGGCATCCTGGTTTGCCAGGGAGCCCAACGAGGTCCCGAACGTGATGTCCTTGGTGAACGTGTACATCCCGGTCAGGGCCCGGTTCACCCCGGCGATGAACCGCCGCATCGAGGCTTCGTCTCGGGGGTCGGCAGCGACCGCTCTGTACCGGTTGTCGCCCATCACATCCTCTGCTTTCCGGCCGCCTGAATCACGGCAACCGCCGACTCGAACTCCCACAACCCCGCCCCGTACAGTTGCAGCAGCCCCGCCCCACCCCGCCGTCTCGGATACTTCGAGCGGTTTCTCCCACCGCTCCAGGTCCCCGTTTGAGTGGCTGTCGTCGCCGTGGCGCAGTCCTCGGCCGTGTCCTCAAGGAACAACTTCCAAGTGCAGTCGTCGCTGTTCTTGCCCAACGTGCCGATCAGTTCACGCAAGATCCCCGTCTGGTAGTCGTTGCCGCCCACCCGGAACGGGCCGATGTCGCAGTAGGCTTCGATCGCCGTCCCGTCGTCGTCCGTCCCGTCGTCGTCGAACTGCCTGAGCACCCCGTCTTCGCAGCCAAGCCCGAGGACGTGGTCGCTGCCGGCTGTGAATGCAAACTGCTCGAAGAACCGGGGGGACTTGGCCCACGGGAACTCCAGTTGCCAGATCGACTTGGTCGGCCAGTCAATCCACCAGTGCTCCCCCGGGTCCGCCTCGCTGGCACCCGTAACCGGCGTGATCGCCAGCAGGAACCCGCAGTGCGGCGGGTCGTATCGGAGCACGGCGTCGTAGCTGCCCGGGTTGACGTGCCACAAGTCCTTGGGCAACTTCTCACGAGAAAACGGCACGATCTCTCCACCACCCCGGGGCATCAGGAACAACCCCGACCAGTCCAGGAACATCAGGTCCCCTTCGGGCGTGTAGGCCCAGGCGTCGTCCGAGATGATCCCCACCTCGTCGGAGAGGATGTTCATCTGTCCGCCATACGCCGGATCGCCGCGGAGAATCCAGATCGAGTTGTCCATCCCGAACACGCAGTAGTCGTCGTGCCACGGCGCCACCGCGTTGATCGGTTCCTGGATCGTTCCCAAGTCCGTCGAAGAGGCCCACAGGGCCCGCTGCGTGTCGTCGGAGTCGGCCGTGTAGTCCCAGTCCTCGTAGTCGCTCTGCCGGCTCATGTACCAGAGTTGAGTCCGCTTCTTGGCCATCACCAGCCGGTCGCGGTACTTTCGGAGGATGTCGCAACTGGAAGGGATCGAGCCCGCCGTGGCCACAACCGTGTCCAGCGACGGGGCGTAGGGGTCCATGACTTTCAGGGTCCCGCTGTCCAGGTAGTAGACCTTCGAGTTCCGCACCACCCACGGCACGCGGCCTGCGGTCGAGGTCAGCGTCCCCGTCGCCCACTCCGTCATTGCTCCGCCGGACACCGGGTAGTACCACTTGTTCCCAGCCGCACACATCAGCCGGTACTCGTAGGTCGTGTCCGAAGCCTTGGGTACGGGGACCAGGGCGCGGAACTTGGTAGCGCCTGCCGAGCCCGTGCAGCACTTTTCCAGGCCAGCGCGACGGCCGCCCCGTTGCCGCCAGTCCTCCGGTCCCACCGGCCACACGTTCAGCGCCCGCGGCGTGGTGTAGGGCGGTTGCGTCTGGAAGGCATGTCTACGGACAAGCCCGCCCACCGGGAACCGCAGCGTCTTGATCTTGGCCTTGGCGGTCATGCGGCGAGGATCTCCTTCCACTTCTCCTTCGGCCAGTCGTAGATCCCGCACTCGCACTCATCCACGGCCAGGCAAACCGCTTGGTGGACCGGGAACAACTGGCCGAGGTGATCCTCCACCGCGAACCGATCGGGCGACAACTTCAGGTGGTGTGGATGCGAATAGAAAAATGCGTGGTTGTACCAGAAGAACGTCCCGGCGTAGCACCACACGATGGGCGGGTCGCCCTTGCCGGATCGGTAGTGGCGATAGATTTTGAAACTCCCGCAGCAGGGCCTCAATCGCAGGGCGTGGTCGATCTTGCCCGGGTCATCTGGCAGGCAGGCGTCGTACATGATCTTGCGCCACTGTCGGATGCTGTAGAGGCGGTGTCGCGCCGTCCGTTTGTGCCATTGCGGGCTGGTCCCCTTGGCGTGGGCGTAGAAGGTGAACTCGTCTGGATCCAGCGAGCGAAGCATCTCGGCCGCCGGTGCGAACGTAACCACCTCTCCTCGGTTGGCGTCGTTCTGCGCCACCATCCACTCGATGGACGGGTCGTCGGGAAACGCCTTACGGACCTGCGGCATCTTGAGTGTCTGATCGTCCAGGGCCACGCCCACGATCTTGCGACCGTTGAAGCGTGCCCAGGACCGCGCCAACCGCTTGACGTTGAGTCGCCACTCCTTGTTGCTTGCGTGCGGGTAGACGTGGTAAATCAGGTTCCGTTTCACAGGCAGACTATCGAGTGAGGCCGCCGTACCAGACCGGGGGATGTTGGCCACCACGGACGGCTCCCAGCACAGCAGACCCTTGGGCCATCGCTTCATCGTCGTCACGACAAAGGCAAAGTCACTGCAACGATGACGGCCCCACTCGCCCAACCGTTCCGGCTGGTTTGGGACAATGAACATCGGGCTTCCAACATTGCCCAGGGCGACGGTTTGTTCGCTCCACGGGTCCGAACCCCCAGCCCGTTGCATCCGAAACATCATCGGCCGCCCCGGGCGGGCCTTGATCGCCCGCCGGATCGCCGCGAAGGCCCCATCGGTATACACGTCGTCGTCGTCCATGAACGCCAGGTAGTCCCCGCTGGCGGCCTCCATCCCCGCCGTTCTCGGAGAAGCGCCCCAGTCCGCATGTCGCTTGCCCAGGTCGGTGTAGCGTGCAGGCAGTCCGCTGTTGCGAACGATCTCGGCAGCCCGTTGGTTGTGTTTGCCGTCCTGAACGACGATCACCTCGTCGCCAGGAACCAGCGTCTGCCGCCGGATGCTGACCAGCGTGTCCTTGAGGCTCTCCCGTCCCACCGTGGGCACGATCACCGAAAGGCTCGGCTCCCTGTCCTTGTGTTTGGCGATCGTGGGCGCCCCCGGTGCGTGCCGTTCGATCAGCGTCCGCCAGCCGTGCCGCTGGCAGTAGGCGTGGACGCGGTCCTTCTTCCGCTCCTCGCCGGGAGTCCTGTACAGCGCGTCGGCCCCGGTGCCCCGGTGCCCTTCCAGCGACGACCAGCAGTCCCTGTCCCCGGGCGGATGGGCAGCGGCCCACACGCCCACCCCGTGCTTCTGGAGGACGTAGGCCAGGTGGTAGTCCTCTCCCGCCGTGGAAATATACGGGTGCCGGCGCTCGGAGGCGAACCACCCCAGCCACTCCCGGCGAAACACCCACACATGGTTCACGATGTCGCACTCGGTCGGCTTGGTGCTAGGCCGTGGCCATCCGTACTCGGCCTTCTGCGACCGATCCCCTTCGGTGAAGATCACGCCACGGCCGCCCACGGCCCCCTTGACCTTGGCCATCGTTTTCAGGGCGTGCTCCAGCCATCGTGGGCCCGGGATCGTGTCGTCGTCGAAGATCGCCACGTACTCGGTGTCCAGGTCCAAAGCGGCGAAGAACCGGCCCCACACGCCCAGTTGCCGGGACGTGCTGATGACCGTTTCTCCGGTCCCGGCAGGCGGGGGACCGGGGCCATCGTGGAAAATCCGCAGTTCGGCCGGCGGGATCGACTGCGCACGGACGGCCTCAAGCTGGCGTGGCAACAGTTCCAGCCGCTTGTGCGTTCCAAGGATCACGCCGATCAAGGCTTCCATACTCTCTCCAAAAGGACCCGCCAACCGCCATTACTGGGCGTGGACCACCAGCGTGTAGGCGATTGGCGGGCCGCGACCCAGTGACTACGCCAGCAGCGCATGGCCGTACAACCGCACGATGATCTGGCCTGCGTTGTAGATGCCAGTCGCCGCGGTCGTGTCGCCCTCGACCAAGTACAGGTAGTCGTTGGCGGTGAGCGCGGGAACGTCATCGACGTAAGTGCATCCAGCCGCGATGCCGCCCGTGTTGATGACCACGTCGTCTACGGCACCGTCGTAGGCGATGGTCGCCTCGTCGTCCGCACCGAGGTCGATGTCGGCGGTGATCGTCGCCGTGCCCTCGCCGGGCGCCTCCAGGCAGATCAGCTCCACCCGGAATACGATCCCACAGGTCGCCGTGACGTAGCGACCGATGTAGGCCGCGCCAGTCAGGCCGATGGCGTCCTTGGCTGCGTCACCCTTGCACTTCAACCCATCCAGGTCGATCTCGATGTCCGTGATGATGACGCCGTCACGGGTATAACGGTAGGTCGCAGGAGCGACACCCGTACCCACGGCACCGGCGCCGTGTTCTGCCGTCACGGCATCGCCGCGGGTGACGATGGGCGTAGACAACGTGGTGTCCACCGTCAGCGTATCCACGTCGATCCCGCCGAACTCGATCGTCGGCCCGGTCACGCCGTCGAAACCGACGATCCGCCAGACGTAGACCGATCCCAGCTTGAAGCTCATCAGTAGGCAGTATTGGCCCGCCCCGGCGAACGTCAGCACCGTGCTGCCGGCTTCGTCGTAGGCGCTGGCCACGGTCACCGCCCGCGTACCGCTGGTGAGGCTCTCGACGAACATTCCCACCATCAGCCCGTCGCGGGTTGGCGCGGCCAGCGTGTTGGTCTCGGCCGTGGTCCCGACCTTGAAGTGGTAGACCCCGACCTTCGACGGGTCCAGCGCGCCACCATCCCCGGGGTCCTTCAAGTACCACGGGGCTTCTCGCCAGTTGCGAAAGAAATTATGCGGAGGCATCAGTTTCTCCTTCGATCAAAACTCAGCGTGTGAAACCGCGTGTCTCGGCCCGCCGCTGCCACGGGCCGCGCGAAGGTTTGTCATCAGCGGTAGCAGAACGTCAGCGTGCCGGCACAGGTCCCCGCCCCGGCGGCCAGCGTTACTGTCAAGTCCTTGTTGGCGTCGGCCACGATGTCGAACTCGAATACGCCGGGGCCGGTGCCCACGATGTGGAAGTTGAACGTCACGGCCGTGCCGTTGATCGTGGTCTCCACCGTCAGCTTGCCGCCCGTGGGAGCCTCGCTGTAGCTGTACCAGACCTTCTTCAGGACGTGCTGGACGCCTTCGGTTGCCGAGGCCGTCTTGGTCGCCGCCGTGTTGGCAGCCGGCTCGTGACTCAGCCAGTTCATCACGCCTTCGGCGATCTCACTGGGGATATTCCGCATGACTCGCTCCTATGACAGGTTGCGGCGAAGGCTCGCCGTGAACGCATAATTTGGTTCTCGCCCGGCACGGACGCTCAGTTCGCCGTCCGAGTTGTAGCCGAGCATCCGCGGCCCATTGCGGCGGTCCCACTCGACCGAGGCGGACAGCCGCTCCAGGAACAGGCCGTGCTCGGCGCTGGCCGAGTCGTCGTTGAGGAACTGGGCCGCCTTGTCCCGGCAGCTTTGCAGCAGCGTCTCCTGGTGCGGTTGTCCGCCCAGCGGGTACGGGTAGGTGGCGGAAAGCTCCGTAACCGTCACGGGGCCTGAGTAGGTGATCGTGTAGACCGCGTCGGGCGTGGGAAACAGGATCAGTTCCCAGTCCTGGGCGTCCCCCTGGTTCACATTCTTGGGACGGTAGGCCGCGAAGTCGGGCGACCCGGTCAGCGTGGAGAAGCCCTGCCGTTTCTGGCGGATCTCGGCCTCGCCGGTAAGTTGGATCGAGTGGTACTCCCCGTCGTCGGCCGCGTAGGTCAGGTCCCCCTCGATGCCTCCGAAGGTCGTGCCCAGATCGTAGTCGTAGTCGTCGACCACCGTGTCGAAGCTGGTGGTCGGGGTAAGGAACCGCCAGCGGTGCGGGATGTGTTCTCCGGGCCTGGGCGGCGGGTAGAGGAACTGCCAATAGCCCGAGTTGACGATCCGCCCCAGCCGCGATGTTTCGTCGGTAGACCACTCGGTGGAGTCCCGCCCCAGCCCCAGCATGTCGGCTATTTCGACGCACAGTTCGCTGAAGTCCAGCAGCCCGATCGTGGGCGCCGTCTGGTGTCCTGTGACGGAGCGCTCGAAGTGGTAGGTCTGCCCGCCGTAGACGATCTCCACGTAGGCCGTGTAGGCCAGCCCCTCGGCCGGTTCGGTGAACGTGTACCGATAGAGCCCCGCGCCCACGTTGGTCATCGCCGTGCCGTCGGCAACAACCACGGCGTCGGTGTCGTCCCGCTTGACGCCGTAGGTCCCCGTGGGGTCGGAGAGCTTGGCAGACGTGGCATTGGTCAACACGTCGTTGACGTACCACTTGATCGGAATCGTGATCGAGCCCATCGGGCGTCACTCCTCGAAAAGACCCCCAGCCCCCGGCTTTCACCGGGGGCTGGGAAGTCGTGAAACATCAGCCGAGTTGCGCCGCCCTCCACCAGTCCATCGTGATCGTCTTGGACGCAGAGGCACCCAGCGTCTGACCGATCACCGGAGCCAGCCCGATGTCGTCGGGGAAATCGGTCCCCGCAGCGGCACCGAGCGTCTTGGTCGACGCCTGCTTGACGTTGTCGATGTAAAACGCCAGCTTGTTGCTGTCGTCCGGGTCGGACTTCATGCCCAACTTGACGTAGGTGTCAGCAACCAACGTCCCGATGTCGGAGTTGACCTCCACGGCGGTGACGCCGTCCGCCTTGTAGGACGCGTCGATCGCCGTGGTGTTGGCTTCCGGGCGGTGAAAGCCGACAAAGTTCGCGTCGGCAATCGCGCCAGTCGCCGTCACGGGCACGGCCGCCGACAGGGAGGTCGTGTCCATCATGCCCACAACGAACGCATGGTTGGCCGCAACCGTGCTGAGCTTGACGCGGGCCTCGAACCAGAACTTGCCCTTGCTCGAATTGAGCCAGAACGGGTGCTGCTCCCAGGTCATCGACACGGACTCGTCGTCCGTGGCCTCCGTCAGCACGATCCCGCCGCCCGTGGAATCGTCCCAGGTGATCGTCGCCCCGGCCGAACCGAAGCAGGCGTACCCATCGACGTTTATCAACGTCGTGATCGTCGGCGTGATGAAGCCACGCGCGAAGTCGTCGAAGAAGTGGACGCCCGGAACCGTCCCCTCGATGATCGAGAGGATCGGGCAGTCTCCCCAAATGTTGGGGCTCATCCCCCGGCCGGTCATTGCCGACCCAAGGTTGTTACGAAGCAGATGAGCAGTCGTCATCGTATTTCTCCTTTGTGGAGTTCAGTTTCGGTATCAGAAACGGGATCAGACCTCGTAGAGCACGAACAGCTTGCGGCGGTTGGTACACTCGAAGTTGAACGAGCAGTCCATGTGCTTGACGACCACACGGTGCTGCTTGCCCTGGCGGATCTGCACCGTCTCGTGCATCCACTCGTCGGTGAGGAACACCGGCTGGAACACGTTCCAGTCGATCCCGTAGAACGGGTTGGTCGTCGTGTCCGCGTTGAGGTGCGGCACGTACTCCACCGCCGAGCCGTTGAACATCGCCGCCTTGGTGAGCAGGTCGTAGCCGAGGTTGTCGTTGTTGGCCTTGGCCAGCTTCCGCAGCGCGTTGAACACGGTCCAGTTGGTGTAGTAGCCGTACCGGCTCGGCTTGTCGCCGGGCACCGCCACCGGGTTCTTGAAGTTGGTGAACGCGGCGGCCTTGATGAGACGCTCGACGAAGTCGTCGTCGCTGATCGCGTCGTACCCGACCGAGTAGTTCTGCCAGTTCGGGTAGGTCGTGGAACTCAGCCCGGCACACCCGCTGGCGAACCCGGTCGGGTTGCCGCCCTGGATCGCCCCGTCAGTGTCGGTGTTGTCCTGCTGGATCCAGTATTTGACGCCGTAGGGCGGCGCGTCCTCGGACGCCTCGTCGCCAGTTGGCTCCGCCCAGAACCAGCCCTCGCCCTTGACCGCGAAGCCTTCGCGGCAGTCGGCACGGCGGACCTTGATGATCTTGACGAGGTCTTCCTTGGAGCAGTTCAACCGCGGCTCCCGCTCGTCGAACATGTAGTGGTTCGTGGCGTGTCGCCACGGAACCTTACCCGTCTTCATCAGGTCGGCCTGGTCGACGTCGATCTCGTCGAACAGCGCGGTGAGTTGGGCCGTGTCGTTGGCCGCCACCTTGGCGTTGAACGTCAGGTACTCGCCACCGCGGATCTCCACCTTCTTGGCCATCAGCCGCCGCCAGGCGACATAATCGGTCAGGTCGGTGGTCAACAGCGTGTAGCTGTTGCGTCGTTCGTGGTTCGCAACCACGGTATCGACATCGGCAATCTCTTCTGCTTGCCATCCCATCGTAAATACACCCTTTCGTTATTTGCCGTGCCGGGCGAGCACTTTGTCGACGTCGGCCATCATGTTGGCCTCCGCCTCCTCCTCGGTCTTGGCAGGCGGCGGGTCGGGGGACTTTCCACCTTTCGACGGCGAGACGAACTGCCCCGCCGCATCCCGCAACTTGTCCGCAACCTTCTTCTGCTCGGCACGTTTGATTTCGTCGTGAAACAATGCCCTGTGGCCGCGCTGAAACCCCGCCTCATCGTTGGCGAAGGCATCCCCGGTCAGTCGGTGGTAGGCTTGAACCAGGACCATCCTGGCCTTGGCCTCCGGGGAGTCGGGCTTGATGGCACGCATTGGCCCCTTGCCAAACACCTCCGGTTGACCCAGCTTGTCGAACTGGCTGTCGAGCCATTCCTCTCGTGCCTTTTCGCGCTGCGCCTGGAACCCCTGAGCGATGCCGCCCACTTGCTGGAGTTGCTGTTGCAGCGAGGCGATCGTGTTCTGCATGAACCGATCGCGGGCCACGAGTTCTTCCGGGTATTCCTCCGGGTCCAACGGAGGCGGCGCGCCCTCCGGGGCGACGTTCTGTCCGGCACGGTCCTCGGGCCTTCGCTGCCCGGTATTCCCCGTCAGCACGCGGCGATCCGCGGCGGCGAGGGTCTCTTCCAACAAGCCGGCCTTGTGGAATTGCGTAGCCGTCGCCTCGTCCAGTCCGATCGACTGGGCGTGGGCCAGGGTCGCCGCGTCAAGAGGCTCAGGAGCCTTCTCCTTCGCGTCTTCCCCGGTCTTCTCCTTCACCTCGTCGGGGGCATCTTTTTCATCCCCGGCGGAATCCGCTTGGTTCGTATCCTTGCTGAGGACGCCTTCCACGTCCTTCATCAGTTCCGCCTCGCTCTTGGCGTCGGCGGCCTCGGCGGCAGCAAGTCGCTGTTCGGGTGTTTCGTTTTCGCCTGTGTCCACGGCCATATCAGTAGCTCCATGAAAAAAGGAGGACCGCGCCAAGCGCGGCCCTCCCATCGGGGCTACGTCGTTATGGGTTCGACTGTCGGGTAGCTACTCCCGAGTCTCGCCCGATCATGGCGACCACGCCAAGCGCGGTCCATGTGTCAGGTTACGTCTCCAAAACCTCCATCTCGGTCTACGATCCGTGCGTGATCGGTTACCTCGGTGCGGTTGGCGGTGTCCGCCCGCCGCTTGTTGATCTCGGTCATGTACTTTCGCCGCGTGCTTCTCCGCATCACGGCCCGCCCGGGCCTGGAGGCGAAGTCCACGTCGCAGCCCATCGCCTTGGCGTTTTCAGTAGCCTCGGCCACCTGGGACGGGTGAACGCCCAGCGAGGTCATCACGCAGACCGGGTCTTTGAGGACGATCTGTCGTCCGAACAGCTTCGACGGCTTCGGGATGCACTTGCTCTTGTCGCGGTATTTCACGCCCCACCTCCCTGCTGGTTGGCACCCGCAATCAACTGTTGGGTCATCGTCGCCGTGGCCCCCTGCCGGCTCATCCCCGGCTTGCCTTGGCGGACGTAGTTCCGGGTCGTGACCGGGCTCTGCCTCGGACCGTCCCCACCGCCCATCTGCTGCATCATCTCCGGGTCGACCACGTTGGTGATCTGCTTCACCTCGGGCAGGTTCATGTAACGAGAGAAGATCCCCAGCAGGGCCTGAAGGTCCGGGGCCTCCTGCAACGTGCCGGTTTGGAGGGCCGGCATCAGGATGCGTTCCCAAAGCTCGACCAACTGCTGGATCCGCTGCTCGGGGCCCTTGTAGACGAGACTGTACGGCTCGATCTGGTCCTCGAAGTCGTCGAACCGAGCGTCGGTCTCCTCGGCATCCATCGCCGACCAGGACGCCTGGAGCTTGTGTCCGGTGTACGGGTTTTCCTTCGTGAACGGGATCGGCACCATCTGGTCGTGCCACAGGTGCCAGCGGATCGCCTCGAACAGCTCCACGGTCAGCGTGGCGGTGGCGATCTGCCTCGACTGGATCCGCTGGTTGGCGGCGCCCTTGATGATCTGCTCTTGACCGAGCGTGTCGCCCTGTTGGCCTAGCCCGCCCATCGCGTCGGTGTTGCCGCCGGCCAGACTCGCCAGGTCCCGGGTCTGGAGGAACACGGCCAGCATCGCCTGGTCGGGGCCGTTGTACGTGATCGGCTTGACGCTATCGGTATCCCGCATGGCCACCGTATCGCCGTGCTTGGCATCCCGCACACTCGTGCCGTCGTCCTCGAAGCCCTGTCGAACGCCCGTAATCATCTTGTAGTCGCGGCACATCTGGTCGAGCTTGCGGAACGTCGAGTTCATCGAGTCGTGCAGATGGACCACGTCGGCCAGGTCCGCCTTGGGAATCACTTGGTCGGGGATCTCGTCGAAGTAGAGGAAGTGGTACCGCCCCCGCCTGGGCCCCTTCCACTTTCTGACCTTGGCGCGCACGCCGGTCCCGTCGACCGGGACGGTGATAATCACGTTCTCCCGTGGCAGCCACAGGTCCCACAGCCACACCCGGGAAGTTCGTGTCTCGTCCCACTGGGTGTCCGTGCCGCGGCTGATCGTGGTCGCCCGCTCGTTGCCGTCCCCGTCGTAGACCGCCTTCTCGTCCTCGCTGGTGTCCTCGGAAGTCTTGTCGCCGAGGTACTGGTCGAGATCCTCCTTCAGCACCCAATAGCGGTGGCCGCAGTATTCCAACCGCTCGATGTCGTCGCTTCGGGTGTCCAGGACGAAGTTGTCCAGCGAGATCGTCTCCAACGAAAGCTCGCCCAGCGGGATCGGGTCGCCCTCGATCGGCAGTTCTTCCGAGGTGTGCAGGTAGCCCGAGTGAACCATCCCCACCTTGGCGATCCCCACACCGACCATCGCATCGCGGATCAGCCGGTGCAGCTTGGCCCGCATCCTCAGCCGCTTGGCCTCCTTGTTCAGGGCCCGCGACTGGTCATAGGCCGCCATCTCGTGCTGGTCGGAGCTTGCCAGCACCAGAGCCTGGGGCTCGCCGCCGGCCAACTGCTGGATGTGGACCTGCATCTGCTGGGCCAGGTGGTTGAACGGCGTGGGCATCGCGGATCCATCGCCGTACTCACTCCCGGCCAGCTTGTCCAGCAGTTGCTTCCGCTTCCGACGATGCGGTTCGAGCACCTTCAGGTCGGCGCCCACCGTCGTCATCAGCTTTCGTCGATCTTCGATGCTTTTGGGGTTCACCAGACGAACGCTCCTTTGCTCGCCTCACGCTCGGCCTTCCACATCTTCCGCCGGTGCGCCAGGCTCATAATCGGCGGCTCGGTCACGACCTTGGCCGTCGGCTTCGGCCTGTCCTTCATCGCCCACACCGCCAGGGCGTCGGAAATCACCCGGTCGCCGTGCTGCTCACGAGCGCCACTGGGGTCCTCGTTGTCGGCCACCGCCGAGTGTTCCACCTGGTTGTTGCCCATGAACTGGTACTCACGGGTCTCGCCCACCGACTGCTCGCAGCGGTTGATGAGGTCCCGATCGTGCAGTCCCTGCCGGTAGTAGCCCAGAAGCGCGTACTTGTTGTCCCGCGTCGGGTTCCAACCCGGCTTCTTTGATCGCTTGCCGGTGTCCTGGCCCGGAGGCGTGGGGCAGAACACGTTGCCGTAGCCGATCTCCAGGACCGCGTCCCCGAACTGCCGACCGGATCCATTGGTCTCCCAGATCAGCAGCGCCCCGCCGAACCACTTGCACAGAGCCACCGCCACCTTGGCCAGCGCCTCGGGGCGGATGAACGGGTTGACGTAGCTGGCGACCTTCTCCCGGGTCTTCTCGTCCCACACCGCGATCGCCGAGTTGCTGGCCCCCGTGCCGGCCGAGGCGTCGACCGCCACCACGTAGCTTCTGTCCTGGGGCGGTTCGTCGTGGGCGTTCAGCAGACACCACAGGGACAGGAAACCCCGCTGACTGGACCCGAAGTCCATCGGCTCCATCGTGTCGGGGTCGAACAACAGGTCCCCTTTCCGCTGCGGGTTGCAGCAGTAGGTGGCGATGTACGACTCGATGTCGCTCACGTCGAAGAAGTTGTAACCCGATCCCAGGTAGTCGATGTCCAACTCCTGGGCGATCTCCTGGGGAGTAGCTGCTCGGGCACACTGCGTGTCGTACCACGGACTCCTGAGCTTGCCGTCGAGGATGAACTTGTAGTTCAGGTCGTGGCGGTACTCCTTGTCCAGTAGCTCCAGCTTCCCTTCGTGCGACGTGTACAGCCCCGGGCGTTTTCTCGGGTGGTCCGGCCAGTGGAACCGCATCGGACGGACCTCGTCCGGGTTGGTCCGACTCTTCACCACCATCCGGTAGTGGGCGTTGCCCGTACCCTGGGGCGTCGAGTTGAACCAGCGGGTGTTGGTCGCGTCACGCAGCGAACGGAGAATCCCCAACCCACAGTCACAGGCCGCGAACTCGTCGCACATCGCAATGGTGAACCGCCCGCCACGACCCAGATCCTCGGTCGTCGCCTCTCCTACAGCCACCGAGCCGTTGGCCGGGTTGACCAGGTTGCCTCTCTTCCGGTGGAGGCTGGAGTCGAACCCCGGCGGCATCATCCACGGAGGCAAGTTGTTGTGGATGAAGTCGATCTTCCAGAACAGGCTCTTAGGGTCGCCCAGCTTGTCCACGTAGTCGTCGGTCCTGGAGGCCAGCAGGAACGTCTGGAGCGAGCGGAAGTGCCACATCCATTCGATCGCCGTCAGACACACCCAGGAAGCCCCCATGTCCCGGGACTTCTCCACGACCACGTCGTACTCGTGCTCCACGCTGTCCAAGAGAAGATCAAGCCCTCGATCTTGAAACGGGTACGTGATGAACGGGACCTTCGTGTGCGGCTTGCTCCGGGGGTCATACGTCCAGACGAACGTGTTGATGTAGAAGAAGATGTCCTCGGCGCAAGCCTGCCACAGAACGCGGGCAAACCCCGGCTCCTCCATCACGCGACGGATCACGTCACGCCGGAACTGAAGGTTCTTCAACCGACCCTTCGGGACACGGCTGTACAGCGGCGTGCTGTAGCGTAGCGATCCGCTCGTCGAGTTCGTCGATCCGCAAGCGACCATCCTTGATGATCTCTCCGTCTTCCCCACCTGAACTACGCTGCGACTCCTTCTGGAGGTGCCCGGCAAACTTGTCAGGGTAGCGCAGCCCGAAATCGAACCAGAACGAACAACCCTTGGAAGGAACCTCCGTTGGCAACTCCCCAGAGGCTCGAAAATGACCCAGCGACTCCGCCGCCCACCTGATCTGCTGGGCCTCGGTCAGGTCCTCGTCGCCAACCACCTTCGGCCGCCAAGCGTTCGGACTCCCAGCAGAAGCCGTCGCGTCACCCTTCGGCTGAGCAGCCCCCAACACGTCCCCCAACTCCGGGCCACCTCCGCCTTCAAGCGGCTTCAGGAACCGAACGTAGGCCGCCCGGTAAGCGTCCGGCCGTGGCGTCCCGGCACGAACCAACTCCTCCCGGTAGTGGGCCCACTCTTTGCGAATGCCGTGCTTGTCGGCCAACGCCATCATCGCCTTCTTCGACGGCATCTCGTCTCCGAACGCGCCTTTGGCCACAGCACAACTCCCTTAGAACCCAACGGGCAGGCCCAAGAAACGACAATACGGCAGCGTGGATGTGTGGCTCCACACTGCCGTACCAGTTCACTTGGGCCCCGCAACTGCTCCGCTGGCCGGCGGGTGCAATGCGTTGCCCGGTCGAATTGTCAACCGCGAGTATTACCCATATCGTATTCGTAACACAAAACCAAGAACCAGTCAAGATAAATGTGAAGATGGGAAAGGTTGAAAAACTTGACCCAATTCCAGAGTCGTGGTACAAAGAAGCCTTGGGTCCGGGCAACGAACAACCGTTCCCTCGGGAACACGAGAAGGCCAGCATTACCGCCCGGTACCCGCTGGCCTTCTCTATGTGCTCCAAGCAATGGCGCCGGCCGCCCATCGCAGCGGAGCCTACATCCTGAACTAAATGTTGCCCGTGGCATGCTGGCCCTGAGAGGGTAGCGCGGGTAGTCGGCCAGTGAGACGATCCACTCGGCACCGTGCCTCCGAAAAGAACGTTGGGCGGGCCCGATCGTCAGAAGTCTAGTCGCCACGCTCTACCGTGGCCGTCCCGAGGAATAGTGAGTCTGCGGGGACGATAAACCAGCAGCGGGGAGAGGAGGGCCTACTGCGCAATGACTGAACCCTCGGAAGCCACCCGCAAGTCTAGCCAAGCAGACTTACGCTTCACTCACGAAACCGTGAGTCTTGCGTAAGCGACAAAACAGAAGCCTTGCACCACCAAGACGACGCCACGCCAAACTGTGCACGCATGCACAATTTGAACACCTAAACCATGCCCCCCAAAGGACGTGATGGGTGGGAAAATTGCACTCACGCGCGAAGGGGTTAACCGTACCGGAGTCCCGCGATGGCGGGGGGAGGGGCGGGCAGGATCTCGGCGGCCAGGGGCCCCCCTCCATGCAACACGTTGCGTGCCAACGAGTTGCGTTGATGGAAGCGACCGCACCGCGCACGTCAGCACGCAGCCATGGGTGAGGCAGCGCCACACGAGCCAGGCAGCACAGCGGGGCGTGAGGCGGTGATAGCTCACCTAATGGCACGCCCGTACCATTTGCCACCTATGGGCTACGTGCCTAGGTGTTGTTCTGCTCTTCACCTGGCTTCGGTGCACGAGGATGGCCACCACACAGGTAGGATGCAGCCGTTACGGTGCCTGCTGGGCCGCAGGTGGCTCGCCTGGCTTGCTCGTCGCTGGGCTTCCAATGAGGGCAGTTCTGGCAGCACGGCTTT